ACAGGCAGGCGTTCCTACTATCCAGGAAATAGAAGCAATGATTGCGCAGGCTTTGCTAGATGGAGTGTCTCCTGAAGATATTGCAATTATGATCAGCGACTATGTTGGTGACAGTGGATTGCTGAGTGCAGACGATATTGCAACAATGATTGCTGATGCCATAGCGGGAATTGGAACAACCACCGGAGGAGACGCCCTTACTTCGGATGCAGTACAACAAATGATTGATGCAGCAATAACTGGACTGCCCGCAGGGTTGTCAACGGAAGATGTTCAGGCAATGCTTGGAGAATCCGGGTACATGGGTGACATAGGAGTACAAGGACTGATTGATGCTGCTCTTCAAGGATCTTTGGGAGAAGGCGGGTCAATCAGCGAAGCCATTCAGGCAGCGTTGGCTGCTACAGGTGGTGGTGCAGGTACGGGCACAGGTATAGATACAGGCACTTATACCAGTCCTTATGGAACCTATACCAGTCCTTATGGAGACGTGGATCCTTATTCCCTGATGTTTAATCCATGGTACGGAACAACGCCTTTTGCTGGAGGCAACACAACAGGGGTTGAAAGCGGTGTGCCTGGATTAAATTTGGGAGACCCGGCTGATTATAATTTTGACATTTCAACAGAGTATGATGAGGACCTGTTTAGTTAAACGGAGAGAAGACAATCGATACTGTAGATTTTGCCTATAAAATTCTTAAAATAGTTAAGGAAAAAGAAGAACGGGTACAAACGATGATGCTGAACGGTGGGGTTAAAGACTGGGAGCATTATCGTAATTTAACCGGACAGACAGAGGCACTGACCTATATAAAATCGGAAATAACTGCATTGTTGGAGAGGTCGGGAGAAGAATAACCATGAGTGATGCAACAAGTGCCCTTGAACAAAAATGGGCACAGGAAGAAGAAGGAAAGACACCTTTACAGAAAGCCTATGAAAACGTCGGTAAAAAGAAAACCGACGGGAAAAAATTAAATCCGGAAAAAATAACACCTGCTTTGTTGGAACAACTCCCTGAACCAACAGGATGGCGCATTCTTATTCTTCCTTACCGTGGCAAAGGTCGCACAGACGGAGGAATTTACCTCACTGAAAAAACAATGGAACGCCAACAGATAAGCACGGTTCTCGGTTATGTGTTAAAGACCGGAAACCTTGCCTACAGTGACGAAGACAAATTTCCAACGGGTCCTTGGTGTAAATCCGGGGACTGGGTTTTATTCGGGAGATACGCAGGTTCCCGATTTGAAATTGAAGGAGGAGAAGTTAAGATATTGAATGATGACGAAATTATTGCGAAAATATCTGATCCAGAAGCAATTCTGCATAACTATTAAAAACATGAGGAGTGACCCATGCCTAGACAAGAACTAACAAAAACCAATGAAGAGAAAATGGTTGATTTGGACGTCACCGGCCCAGCCGTTGATGTCGAACTTCCAGCAGAAGGCGCTGTAATCACCGAAGTAGCAGCCGAAACACCACAAGAAACTACCGAAGAAATCAGGGTAGAAGAAGTAGAAGAGCCCAAGAAGGAACTTGAAGACTACAGCAAGAATGTGCAGCAGCGCATTAACAAGCTGACAGCCAGATTGCGGGAAGCCGAGCGCCGGGAACAAACGGCAACGGATTACGCACAAAATGTCCAAAAAGAAAACCTAACACTTAAAAACAGAAACACAGCTTTGGACGGCAATTACATTATTGAATTTGCCAATCGGATTACTACGGAAACCCAAGCAGCCAAAGCGGCATTAAAACAGGCTACGGAAAACGATGATGTGGACCAGCAGGTTGAATCACAACAAAAATTGGCGCGTCTTGCGGTTGAAGCACAGAACCTGAAAAAACTTAATGACCAAAGAAAAGTTCGACAGGCTTTGGTCAGGCGATCAGTTACCGACGCACAAAGAACAACTCAATTTAATCAGCCAAACGAAGCCCCTCCACCGCCGGACCCTAAAGCGGAAGCATGGGCAAGAAAAAATTCATGGTTTGGTGAAGATACAGCTATGACCATGACCAGTTTTGTGGTCCATCGCCAGTTGACAGAAGAAGAAGGATTTGATCCTTCTTCCAATCAATACTACAATGAAGTTGATAAAAGAATGAGAGAAGAGTTCCCGCACAAGTTTAATGGGGCCTCTTCTGGAACGGAAACTCGTCCCGTCCAGACGGTTGCATCTGCTACACGCAGTCCGAGAAAAGGGCGCAGCAAGACTGTGAGACTCACACCATCACAGGTCGCTATAGCTAAAAAACTTGGTGTGCCACTAGAAGAGTACGCTAAATACGTGAAGGAGTAATAAATGGATAACACCACGAAAGACGTAAAAAACACAACTCGAGCTTCACGCGAGACCCAGAGCCGTGAGAAAAAAGCACGGCGCAAACCTTGGTCTCCTCCATCCGCATTGGATGCACCCGAGCCACCTGAAGGCTATCATCATCGATGGATTCGACATGAGATCCGTGGACAATCTGACACCAAAAACTTGTCAGCGAAACTCCGCGAAGGATATGAACCTGTGAGAGCAGACGAATATCCGGATTTTGAGTCCCCCGTAGTTGAAGAAGGCAAACACGCAGGTGCTATCGGAGTAGGAGGGTTGATATTAGCCCGTATTCCTAAAGAAACTGTCAAAGAACGCGAAAATTACTTTAAAGTTCGGACCGAGGGTCAAATGGACGCAGTTGACAATGATTTTTTTAGGGACGGCACACATCCTTCCATGTCGGTACATAAACCGAACCGACAAACACGTGTAACAATGGGCGGTACTAGAAAAGCTGACGAAAAGTAAGTTTTTAAGGTACCGAATAGTAATCGTTCATCTTTATTTCGGAGGAAATAAATGGCCAATGTAGATAAAGCCTTTGGGCTTCGTCCATATAAAGGTGCCGGATGGCCGGTTCAGCAAGCAAATAAATATAATATTAGTCCTTCTTCAGGATACGGTACAAGTATCTATCAAGGCGATATTGTTATATTTAGTGGTGGTTACATCGAAACTGCGGCAGCTAGTTCTGCCAATATTGTTGGTGTATTTTCACACACTTATTATGTTGCTACTGACGGCACTCCCACCTTTAAGAACTATTACCCAGCCAGCACGACAGCACTCGGAAGTGGCGCCATAGAAGTATATATCTATGACGACCCCAACCAACTGTTTCTAGTACAAGCAGATGGTGCTTCAGCCGTGACGTGTATAGGCAGAAATGCCGATACTGATGGCATTGGTGGTAGTACGACAACGGGCGTTGCAACCAGAGAACTTGACTCTAGCACGATCGCCACAACCTTAGCACTTCAGCTAAAGATTGTTGGCGTGGTCCAAGACGATTCTAACGGAGACCTCACGGCAAATAATGCAAATTTAATCGTTCTGATTAATGAGCATTACATGCGTGGTGGTGTAGCAGGAACTTAGGAGTAAATAATGGCTATAAGTAGAGCGCAACTTGTAAAAGAGTTGCTTCCAGGCTTAAATGCTCTTTTCGGACTTGAGTACGCTCGCTATGATCAGGAACACGAACAAATATTCGAGACTGAATCTAGTGATCGGGCTTTTGAAGAAGAGGTCATGCTCACCGGTTTTGACACAGCCCCCGTTAAATCAGAAGGAGCGGGAGTAGCCTTTGATCAAGCGCAAGAAGCGTTTACATCAAGGTATACCCACGAAACGATTGCTTTGGCTTTCAGCATTACGGAAGAAGCTGTCGAGGATAATCTTTATGACAAATTGTCAGCAAGATACACTCGAGCGCTTGCCAGAAGTATGTCGAACACCAAGCAAGTCAAAGGTGCAGCGGTATTGAACAATGCTTTTAATACAAGTTATCCAGGCGGAGACACGAAAGCGCTTTGCGTATCAGACCATCCAACGGTGGGTGGTCCCGATTTGCGTAATGTACTTTCAACAGCAGCCGACCTGAATGAAACTTCATTAGAACAGGCATTGATTGATATTGCGGCATTCACAGACGAACGCGGTTTAAAAGTTGCTTTGCAGGGATTAAAATTAATTATCCCTAAAGAGCTTCAATTTACCGCTGATCGTTTATTGGAAACTCCCGGGCGAGTAGGTACAGCGGATAATGATATTAACGCTATTAGAAATATGGGCATGGTCCCAGAAGGCTATACTGTTAATCATTATCTTACCGACACAGATGCGTGGTTCATCAAGACAGATTGTCCTAACGGTTTAAAAATGTTTAACCGTGCGGCAATCAAAACCTCGATGGAAGCGGATTTTGATACCGGTAATGTACGTTACAAGGCGCGTGAAAGATATTCGTTCGGGTGGTCTGACCCCCGAACTGTCTTTGGCACACCCGGAGCATAAGCTAAATGGAACCTGTGATGGGGGGGTTTCTCACTCAACCCCCATCAACCTTAAGTTTTTCTTTATATTTATCCCGTTTGGAAGTAATATTGAAGGGAACTTATTAACTAGGGTAAATTTACCTATCGACTGACCTAGCAGACAAGCCAAGACGATAGGGTTTTTTTCAGGAGAAAAATAATGGCAAACACAACCTTTAGTGGTCCAGTTCGATCGGAAGGTGGTTTTGAACAAATTAGTAAAACCGCAGCGACAGGGGCCATCACAACAAATTTAGATATTGATACCAGTGGTAATATTACTA